AGCCTTACCGCCGGATTTAATTTCTGCCCATGTATCTTTCCACCAGCCCATTATATTATCCTCGAGCTATCAGTTGGTGCAAAAAGTTGCGCCATTTCATATCGGTTTTTATTTCGCGCCTCGAGTTGCGCTTGCGTTGCTAAACCTTCTGTCGCGTTAGCAAACAAATTAGTTAATGGGTTGTATTCTGGTACTTGTGTATTCGCCATAATTTGATTGGCCGCTGTACTAGCTATTAATGTCGGATCAGCAAGTGAAGCGTTTTGAGTAAGTAAATTACTTTTAACATTTGCAAGATTACTTCTCATAGTATTAGCCAATGCCTCACCTTTTCTTGCCGCTGCCGCTTCTTGCGCTGCTAGTTTTCTATTTAAATCGTTTTCTCGATCAATACGTTCACTCGATTGCAACTGGTTGCTTCGGGCAAGTGCAATTCTTAAAGCTTTCATTGCATCGGTGTATTGATCTTCTATTTGTGGCGTAGCGTAATTCATATAATCCGACGCAATGCCACTATAAAAATCATCGCCGTAACCAGCAAACGCAGCATCAATGTTTTCTTTCCCTTGCGTTATACGCCCCTGTCTCGCTTCTTCTTCTGCAAGCTGGCGTTGGTATTCTTCTTCCATTGCATTGCTGCCGCCGCCTAAACACATATTAAATTACCTCGCCCTTTCCGCGCCACTTAACAGTCGTATCTGACAATCGAACGTAACTAAAAATCTTAAAATCTTCGCCATTCTTGCCGTACTTTTTGAGAGTACATTCCTCTTTGAGCCCTAAAAATTTTAACCACTTATGCACTTCATCATAACCTTCGATACTGTACGCTTCTACCCTATGCGCTCTTGCTCTATCTAATGCTGGTATTATAGCGCGAATTATCTGTTTTGTCAGGAAAAGACCGATACTTTTAAATTTGTCGGTCGCAAACATCCCAAGTGTCCACACACCTGGCCGCACGGGAATGTAACTTATAATAGCTATTGGATTATTTGGTTCTTTTTCGACGCAATAAACTGTCTCAAATTCAGCTAAATTATTAGCAATATTATACGCTAAATCTTTTTTATCTTCAGCGTATCGCAATGCAGATATTTCTTCAAAATCCCGATGCCGCATATTAGACGCAACATGAAAAACATCTTCCGGTTCAGCATGACGTATTATCATCCGCTTTCCCCACTTGTATAATGTATTGCAATATTTCCCAGTTTTGCTGCACCTGGCTTTGCACAAGTAAGTCTTGGGGCAATGTGGGTGCTGTAGCCATTAATAGCCGCCCTACCCAATCCAAACGTAGTTTTGTTTACGGTCGCTACTTCCTCGAGCGCCGTAATGTCTTGCGGATCTGTGGCGATCGATACTGTCCAGACGTTTTCACAAGTTACATCGATGCTGTTGTAATCTTTAAATGTTGCTGGGCTACCGCTATCTAAAAACGGCATCTGAACAACAACTTCGGAACTATCGTATTTGTTGCCGTCCTCACCGCCTAAAGAGTATAATTTATTACCGCTGCGGCATAAAGTTTGTCTGCCGTCGTATGCCCACCTATCAACAACAAAACCTGGCTCATAAACAGACCATGCAGATACCTTTGATGAAGGAAAATAGCTAAATACATACATTGTCGATCCGATTGCTAGTATGTATCGGCCATCACGTTGCTCGAGCGTTGCTTTTGCCTTTTCTGCTAGTGTTCGATTATCTTGTATTGATTTGACAATAAGTTCATCGATTGGATTGCCAATGTCGCCTACAAACGCTGCATTTGACGAGTCTCGAGAGCGCAAACTGCGCAAACCAGATAACGACAAATAAAATACATCGTTTTCGCCAAATTCTACCACACTGTCAGGTGCTATTGTTCCCGTGTTTTGCAATACTTGGATTTGCTGGTTTAAAGCTGGATCTGGATCAACAAACCATATTTGTATGGCTTCTTGGGCTAATACGGCAAGATTATCAAAATAAGTCGCCATTGCTTTTAGATCTTCTGATCCTCGAGAGTGGTTAGCGAGGTTTATAAACCCAGCGCTTTGCGTCGTATCGTTCCATTCTGTAGGATCATCGATTGCAGAAAAATGCAGCAAACTATCTGATAATGCGTACATTTTTGTTTTTACTGGCATTACAAATTTGCCAGGAGAATACGCATTGATAGTTGCAGCATCAGCCCCACCATCTAAAAAGTTTTGCGTTGTCGGATCAAACGCGGTAGTCACATTGCCAGTAGTTGTAACAGCAACCGTTTTATTGTTGTGTGTAGACGTACTTTCTTTTGCAATAATATTTACAAAAGCATTAACGGCTGTAGCTTCGTATTCTGGCGCAGAGGCAAAATCATTGATAGCGGCTGCAATCTTAATAGCTGTGTAGCTGTGCGACGTTTCCCAAACAACTTGAGAGCCAATTAAGTTTATGCCGTCAACAGTGATTGCAGTAACAGCATTATCAACGCCGCCCGACATATGATTAATATTGCCTATTGTAAACGCACCAGTAACCTCGAGCGTAATCTGAAAGTTATTGTAAGCTATGCCTACAGCTGGCGCTGTAATTGTTACAACATCACCCGTTGCATTAGCCGTGTAATTACTCGATCCGCTAGTTATTGCAGCTGCAATATTAGACGCAGTTAAAGTATTTGATCCATTGTGATTAACAGCGGCATCAATAATATCTACATTATTTATACGCAAAAAACGTAATTCATCACCTGGATTTGACGTACCGCCCGTAATTTGTATCGATGCAGTAGCCGCTGTACCGCCAACGCTTCCAGCTGTTATTTGAAACGTGTTTCTTGCTCTACCGTCAAACCAATCGGTAATTCTAGTGCCGTCGTAGTAATGATAAATTCTACCGTCAGCAAATTGCGCTGCGACGTATAACTTACCATTGTAAAACTCAACAGAATGTACGTTTGTCAAAGCTTCACCAGACGGGTGTACTAATTGGATATAACTTAGGTTTGTCGGGGTATTAGCTGAAAATGTTACGCTCGAGGATGCAGCAGATCCAAACGTATAAATCTGCCCAGCTGCCGCTGCCAATCCTATTGTGTTCGAGGGTAAATCTACAATCTCAACAAAAGCGGGTCTTTTTTCTATTTCACCGCCTCGAGTAATATGTGCGTTTTTTAACTCAATCAACGTACCAGGTGGGGCAGTGACGTTCATACGTCTGCGGTCTAAACCACCTCTAAAATCCTCAACCAGTACATAAGGCATTAGCTGCTACCCGTAGTCGCAATCAAAGGTGGTGGTTTAGGCGTGTACATTCCTTCTGGTTCACCGCCACCAATAACAAATGTTTCTGTTTTGCTCATTCGCGCTTTTAATCGAGCGTAATGCGCTTGTGCAGCTGCCAGTTTATTCTGTGCATCAGCCTGTTTTTGCCGAGCCAGTATTTCTGCAGCGGAATATAAAATAATTAGCTGGTCGTCTAAATCAGCTGTGTCTGCTTCTGCAACAAATGGTGTCAGGTTACGAATACCGTATATTCTGACGCTATCCGTTCCGGTCGTTGCGTTTGAGTTATTGGCTGGGATAGGCCAAAACTCTATTTGATTGTTTTCGTATGTATCAAACCGCCTAATTGGTGAGGATTGTACACCTCGATCACTGTCATGTGAGTTATACTCTTGCGCTCCAATACCATAGTTAAGCTTAGTCCAATAGTCGCCGTGTTTGGTTTCAATACGCTCGATACGCTCAAAAACCAATCCATCAGGTACATCATAATATCGCTGTCCAGCACTTATAGTTATGTCACGGGTAATGCGTAAAAACGGCCAGCTATAATCTTCCCATAGCCGCCGTTGTGTACGCTGCAACATATTAATAAATACATCCCTTGTTGCTTTGCCCAAATTAGGCTGTAGCGAATGACCAACTTCTGCCCTTAAATCGGTTATAAGTTGACCTAATGAAGTACCTCTAGCCATGTGCTATTCCTCGGCATATGCCTCGTTCTCGGGCGTATCGGGATCATCAGCTATGTAATGGCCTTTTGCATCCCTCGCTCTTTTACGAGTTGTTTTCTTTTTTACTGGTGTTTTCTTTTCGGGTGTAAATGTCGGGTCTAGTAACTCTGCCGGAACACGGGCTGCTTCCAGTGTATTTGGAAGATCGCCGTATTGATTAAACAAACCAACAACTTTATCATCACCGTAAAACTCACCTAATCGATTTCTTTCCTGATCCATTGTCGCATCAAGTTCGCCATTTACTCAAATATTTGTAACGGC